TAGATATTCGGGGATTGGATAGCTTCGGGGCTTAATCCGTATATCTTATAGCGCCCGATGCCCGTGCGAGCACGATCAAAAGATGAGTTAACCTTTGTTCTGGACAGGTTGTACTGATTCCGCATCTGAGCCATTAGGTCGCGGCGCTGTTCTGGCAACAATTGGCCTTTTTTGGCAATTTCGCTAAAGAACGCCTGCACCCTAGATGCTGCGCCACCAATTCCAGCAGCCATCTGAAACTCGCCCTCTCTAACTGTAGACCTAGGATCAAGTGACTTCATAAACTGAAACACTAAAGCAACATCGCCGGCAGCGTTGGGGTTTTGAAACACCTCAGGCGATATTTGCGCGAGCGTTGACCCGTCTGAATTTTTAATTGATGTTACGGTAACGCCATCAGGGGCAATGACGCCAGACGCGCCGCTCGGATCGTCAAAAATAGCCTCTGCCGATTCATAAGCACTAATTCTGCCCATAGGGTCGTCGATTGACTCCTCAAACTTTTTAACCAAGTCTTGCTCTTCATTAATAATGTCTTTTCCAGGCATTATTGTGCCTTCATTGGGCGTGCTTTGCTGCGCCCAAATCCGTTCGAACTCTGCTGGATTCCCCATAGGGTTTTGAATTTGCCATCGTGCAAAAGCAGATTTTTTGGGGTCCATTCCGCCCTGCGCTGGAGCCGCAGACGCAGGCTGATGGATGCGAGGGTCAAGATTAGCCTTAGCAACCTTCTCAAGGCGCTGCGTGGTCGTGTTGTAAACGTCAACATACTCAGGGGCCTTCGGTGCGGCAAACTCCTGCTGCATCATTAACTGCGTGGCCGTCTCAGGATTAGCTTTGAGGAAGGCAAGTTTACGCGGGTCGCCACCAGCCAACTCTGTGAACATAGCCTCTTGCTGGGTTTTCTTGCGCTGAGTATCGACGCCACCAGCCAAACCCGCTAATCCATACGCTGCGTCTTGGAAGCCATTTCCTTGGGGTGCGTTGATCATGGCGTTACCGGCACCCATAAGGCCGCTGCCAAGCATTGCCATATTGTCGCCCTCGCCAAACCAATCGAGCAGCCCACCGCCCTGCGATTGCTGGGGCTGTGCATATTGTCCGTTGCTCGGCTGGTAGGCTAACGCGCCGCCTTGTTTGAAAATGTCATTCCAAGCCATGTTCTATCCTGCCAAAGTTGCCAAAGCGCCAGCGCCAAGCAAGCCTGTGCCAATGGTAGACCCGAGGCGATTCTGACCGCCCCCGGCCATCGTTTGAGTGCCAATAGACGTTCCGCCCATATTGCCTTGAACTGCCTGATTATACATTGCCAAACGCTGAAACGGTTCGGTTTGCTCGAAGTTAAACCGCTCGATCTGGTCGTTGATCTGCTGCTGCTGCATGGCCTCGCGAGCTTGGCCGACCTCACCCAATGCCGCATAGTCGCTGTAATCTGTCTGTGCAAGCCCGGGTGCGGCTTGCATCGCTGCCATTTGATTAGCCCGCTCATCGCCGTAGTTTTGATAAGCTAAAGCACCCATAGCATCACCCAAGCCCATGCCGAGGGCGCGACCAGCCAGGCCTGAGTTAGTCCGACCCGATCCAGCAAATTGACCTTGAACTTGCGGCATCACTTGCTCGCGTACACGTCCGGCCATTTGTTCAAAATACGGGTTTCCAGCATTAAGAAACTGCCCGCTTGTGGTCGCGAGGTTTTGAGCCTGCGCCATCTGATTAACCGCCGATCCACCCGCTGCGCGTTGCGCTTGCCCCTGCAAGGCAGCCTCTGTTTCGGGCGCAAAGTTGGCATAAGGCTGTCCAGGGTAGTACTCAATCGCCTGCGGGGCTGCTGTGAAGTCTGCCGCCCCCGCTGCCGCGTCTTGCTGTGCCTGCGTCAGGTTGCCCGTGGGGACGCCTGTAAGGCCCGCTGATAGGCCCATCGTTGTTTCAAGCGCAGGGATTTGCTGCGACCACGGCTCATTCGTTGTGGTCGTTTTATCTGGAATGTCAGGCTGCCCGCCACCACCACCCATGCTATAACTCCTTGCGTATGACGGTCCAAGCCGTCGCCCAATGTTTCAAAACTCTTAACCATCCCGGCCTCGCGTAGCCCTCAAGATGCGAGCATCCATGCTCTTTGGCCCACTCAGACACGATAGGCTCGAATCTCAACCAATCACGCATTCCCTTTCCACCGATATGCGTTAAACCGCACACCCTTAATCGTGGATAAGTGATAATCTTTGTCGTACATGCGGCGAGTATTTCCTTGTCATCAAAGGCAACCCATAACTGCATGGTGCCATTGTCGATTTGTTCATATAGATCAACGATTAAATAGTCTGTTCCGCGATCCGTTGCTTTCTTTAAGAGTGGCTCAACCGCGCTCCAATATGTATCAATGTCCTTAGATGGTATGCCTGTTATCTTTACCTCAGATGACATCTGCGCCCAAAAGACCCGCAATCGTTAAACCCGCCAATGCAGCCCAACCAACAGGCCCCATCATGGCCATACCACCAGCGGCTGCGCCTGCCGCGCCTGCGCCGGCTGCCCCGGCTGCGCCTGCGCCTGCTGCGGCTCCAGCGGCTCCTAGTCCCATCCCAGCACCCTGAGCCGCACCTCCAACCAAGGCCGCGGCTGGCATAGCACCGCCTGCAGCAGCGCCAGTGGCCGCTAAAGACCCGGCCCCACCAACACCACCCATTGACGCGCCGATACCAGCAGGGCCACCCAACCCCGTTGCAGTAGACCCGAACATAGAAGGAACTGTAGACGTGCCCATCTGTGCCGCCGTTAATCCTCCAAACTCACCGCCAGCTTGCAAACCAGCAAGGCCCGCGTTTGACGCAAGTCCAGTAGATCCCGGCAAAGACGAACCCGCCATATAAGGAAGGCCACCCGAAGGATGGTAGCCCATTGCTGCCATGCCTGCATTTTTCATACCATCAAAAGCACCAGCATTGCTAAGCAAGCCGATCCCCTGGGCGCCTTCCATAACGCCATTGCTTTGCTGTTGTTGTTGCGGTGGAGGACGCATCGGCATAGATGCCTGCGGACGGGGCGCTATGTTGTTAGGGCCGAACGATATCCCACCCATGTTTGGGGCGGCGGATGCCATCGGGCCTATATTTCTACGGGGTAGCGCCATCGTCAAAACTCCTATTATGTTATTCTACACATACGTTTCGTAGAATTAAAGTTATTATTTTATCTTCCGCCCTGGTTGTTGTAAGCCATATCCGCCGTGTATTGACGCAACCGCTCGTCACGGTCTACGCCCTGCTGCATGTAGTTGGCATATGCTGCAGCGTTGTCATACCCGCCCTTGCCGGACTCGTGGAATTTGTATAGCGGGTCACTGTCGCCGCCAGGATAGATCTGCATGTTGATACCAGGACCGCCGCCGACCTCGGGCGTGGCTGCCGCGTTTTCTGCGGTTTGATTTTGCAAGAACGCCGCAATCTTTGACTGTCGATCAGCAAGGAAATCTTGCCCATTAAAGTTATCCGCTGGTGATGCGAGAAGCCCCTGCGGCTCTGTTGGCAGGCCGAAGCCTGTTTGGTCTCCATACTCATACTCACCGAGTAGGCCGCCATATGGCGAAGGGTTCATCTGCAAACCTGACATAGGGTTTTGACCGCTGCCCATCATGCCTGCAAGCTGCTGTATTAGTTGGTTACGGTCCATAATTACCCCACAATCACTATTCTAAAGGTTCGATCAGTCTGTGCGTTGTTTGCATGGCTTACGGCGACGGAATTGCCGACCCTGCCACTATCGGACACATACAAGGTTGCTATCTCTGCCGCTGCATTTGCGGTCTCAGGCATAAACCCAAGATACGAGGCCGGGCTAATTCTCGCGTCTGTAATTGTTGTCGATGCCGCGTTAGCGGTAAGCGTCCGAACAATAATGTTATTTGTCTTGCCTTGGTTGTGCCGCTGTCCCTGTTCCCCGAGCAAACGCCGGTGCTGCTCTGAATCTGGTATATACCGGGGCGCTGTTGGATATCCGATAGGATCGGCCATTACAAATCCCCGTCTGGGTGTGTAACCGCATCAATGCCTTGAGCGTGAGTCCATGTCCCGCCCGCCGCTATTTTAATACGAGCGCGGCCATACCTCGTACTAATATAGAAATGTGCCATACCGTCAGCCCCCACCGCCTCAAACGCGCTGTCTGTTGGTGTTGCTGTTGGTGTGTCTCTCGATCTGATCTGCACAGTCGTAGACCCGCCGTCGATGTAAGGCCGAATCCCGTCAATGATAATTCTACTACCTTGTGCGCCGCTGGCTTCCGTTGTCTCAAGCTGCGCCTCTAGAGGATCACCTGTAAAGCGGGCCAATTTCCCGTCAGCATCAAACGCAGACAAGAGGCGAGCGCCGCCCGTCCATGCCCGGCTATCGAGGGACAATGGCAACGCATCAAGGTTAGAGTTAAACGCGTCCAATTCCTCAAGCGTATATCCCGGCGTTAGTCCACGCTGCAAAAATTGCACGTTAGCGTCTGCCGCAGACCAACGGTCAATGGACCAGTTGTAGATGATCAGTTTGTCCGGCGTTCCGTCTGTCGAGTTTGTTGATGGGTAAGCCCAAAACACCAACTTGTTGATGGTGTCGGCAGCACCAAAGATACGCGCAACGTATGTCTCGTTTAGATCGGCAAAGAATGTCTTGTCTACGCGACGGTCTCCGATAGGCGTTGACCTAACACCATTGAACGCAAAGAAGCCCGTCTCATCCAGATAAAACGCCACGGACCCCACGTTGACAACGCTGTTCCGCGCATAAGCCCCACGGTCGCGCTCAATCTCATAGAACCCGAAAACTGTGGGCGGGCCTTCGTATACTACACGATAAATGGCCTTTTCCATGAAGATTGCACCGTCTGTACCACCAATAGCGCCAGTTACCGCCTGGACAAGGCTGCCCGTCGGGATATCATTAAAGTCTGATTGCTTTGCCGCAGCGTCCGAAGACCCGATTGTAGGCCAATCTGTAGGGTCATTAAATGCCGACCACCATACACGGTTAGGAACCTCGCCATCTGTGCTGTCGAACGTGTTGCCGACCATCACAAAATCTCCGATGACATTGCCGGCCTTTGCGCGCGGGGCTGCGCTGTTTAACTGCGAAAATGCCGAATCCGTTCCCATAAGATATGTTTGAATGTCATCTTGCAGGCCCATAATAGCGATGGCACGCTCACCAAACTGAATGAAATTAACTGGAAAATCGGCGTTGATTGTATAAGCCCCGGCAGATGACGAAACATTGCCCCATGTCATTGTAGATAGAAGAAATAAATCATCCTCGTCAGCCGCAAAGTTATAAACGAGGCCGTCATTATCTCGCAAAGACCCCGCACCGCGTACCGTACCGCTGCCGACCGCATTAGACACCGCAGCGAGATCAGACAGAGGCGAATAGCTGTTTTCCGTGCGCGGCAGCACGTTCTTAATGAACGCGGACCCAGGGTTTTCGTAGTCCGGCTGGTCGGGGAGATATGCGGCGAAAGGTATCATTTATTAATACCCATTATTAATGTTAAACGTGGTTTTGCGTGGCACCTGTAGCCCAGCGTCAACAGTGACCATTGCGCGGCGCTTAGAGCGGCCGTAGGCCTTGTTGATCGAGCGCAGTTCGCCGTCAGCCGTCGCAAAATGCGCATTTGCCTGTTCTGCGTTACGCATCCACTTGAACGCCCTCCAAAGGGACATATCCAAATATACGTCCTCGTATTGAGTCATGAGTTCGTTCGTTGAATCTGCCGCAATGTCCCATTTTTTGTAATAGTTGCAGTCTAGGGAATAAGCAGCATCGGACGGCGCGTTAAATCGGAACGTGTCAGCGACGGCGAAATAGTTTGGCCGGACCTCGTTGTCGTCGTAAATGCCCAACAACTTATCAAGCGCAATCTGTTCCATGAAATAATCATTTGACGGATATTTAAGGTCGATAATCTCAAGGAAACCCGCAGGCAATGCAGCGGTATCGGCAAACGCGGATAGGCTCACGGTCGCCTCAGTGATGCCGGGATTCCAGTGTATCTCGCGGTTGATGTAGTTCTCAGCCTGGCTAATGAACTCCGGCACCAGGTTTGTGAACGCAGAGTCAGAGCGCCCGGTGTAGTTCTGAAGTGCCGCCTGTAATTCCGCGTAAGTCGAGATTGCCATTCAATTAGCCCTTTTTAAACGGACGCCCGAGCTTCTTAGGAGGCGTCAACGTGTTAGACTCATACGCCTTCAATTCAGCCTCTGCCTCTTTAATCGGATCAGGGCCACCATCGCCCTGGGCTTCGGCTTTGGTCGCAAACCATCCTTCCTTCGGGCCGTCCCATTCCTTCTTGAGTTGGCCGTCAATTACTTTGTACACTCTTTTGCTGTAGTTAGCCATAAATCACCTATAAAATTGTTGCTAGAGACGGAGACGGGATGATGCCTTGAGCGTCTATCTTGAAACCATTTGTCATGATGCTACCTGTTTGTAAATTTCCGAGCAGACGTGTGTCACTTCATGATCACCGTTGCTGTCGATCATTGCCTGCAATATGCCACCACATTCTACATTAATATAATGTGGAAAGGTATTGATTACTTTTGCAATCTCGATGGCCTGCATAAGCATTTCGGGGCTAGTTAGGTATTCATTACCCCCACACTCAACCCATATGTAATTGTGGTGCGCCTCAAGCTCGTAGGCGTGCGTTGACTCTCCAAAGCTACTATCGCACCCAAATAATGTGATATGCTTATGTCCGCGCCACATAGCGAAGAACGGCACCGATCCAGCCGAGGTTGTAACGTGCTGGTTAAGTCCGTCGCCAAAAGGCACAATTTCAATGTCAGCGCCGCGTAAATCGTCTAACAAATCTTTACAAACAAAATCTCCGAGGATCGCTTTTGACGGCCTTCCCGCAACCCTGCAAATCGGGTCTATCGTGTAAAATGTGGAATTAATGCCGTGGTCCTTTAAATACTGCCACGTGCCGTTGACGCCCCATACCTCGCCATCAAAGTCTCGAATTTGGTCAAGCTGGCCTGCAATGGATGGACCTCCGCCCACAACAGCCAAGCGGGGGGCCGCAGCCCCGACTTGCCCTGGTAATATCTCAGGGTAGCCGAGGCTGCGAGAATACGCCTTGTTGGCGGCAATCTGTGCGTCAGGAACGCCAGATACTGCTTCAAAGCGCAACCCCATCACTTAGGAATCAGCAATCAAGCCGGCCGTTTCAAGGGCCGCTTGCAATGCTTGAAGGGTCGTTACGATGGCTGCCGCGTCGGCACCCGTCGCCACGGCGGTAACGGTTTGCTGAGCAACAGCGGTTACACCGTAAAAGCCGATTTTGTCCGTGGTGGCGTCCCGACCTAAAACAGTGCCGTCTGGTCCGCCGTCTGAGAGTTGTTTAACAGCCATGATAGGCTCCTTTCTTGTGTTTCAAGGGTGGAAGGGTAACACCCTAAAGGGTGCCACCCATTCACCTTAGTTGAAGCCGTAGCGGCAAGCGAGTTGTGCACGCAACGTCTTGTAACCATACAGCACGTCAAGACGGGCGGGGATTTCATCGTTGTTGATGTCGTACTGGCGAACAATACGCATCGAAATCCCGTCCATTTGTTCACGTGCGGCAAAGTCAACGCCGCCCGGCATAATCAAGTCAGCCGTGGCAAATGCGAAAGCATCCTTATGGAAGCCCATTGAAATGCCGTAGTCAGCCGATGCACCGATTGCCGTGCTGTTGTCGGACTCACGCTTGAACACTTGCCCAGTATCGGTTGGGGAAGCTGAGACGTTCTGACGTGCGCCGGTGACAACAATCGAAGGCGAGATTGGCAACGAAGTCGCCGAAGCAGCAACGTCTGCCGTGATGACAAACCGCTGCAACGCGCCGGTGTCCTGTTTCGTCTCGGGGTGAACACGATTACACCCGGCAAACGTAACAATGTCGCCTTTCTTAAACGTGCCCGTGCCCGTCTGAACGGTAACAGCGGCGCCGGTTTGGTTTGCACCGTTAACCACATAATCGCCGGTGCCGTCGTCGGTGCCGGTGGTGTGGATTGGCCACATGGTGTTTTCGTAGACTTCTTTGTAGCCGACGAATTGATTAGCAATCATGCCTTCACGGTATTGCGAAGAAAGGTTGCTGTTCGGGTTGAACAAACCACTCAAGGCGTTGACGAGATCAACGTTGTCTTGCGTGTTCATGTTCAAGCAACGCTCGCTCGATGGTGCTAGGCTGTCCGTGAGAGCCTTAGCGCCGTTAAGAACGTCAGGAAGGGTAATCGACGCGCCAACGTCGGAGATCTCCTGATACACGTCCTTATACATCGACATGGCGTCGTATTCGATGTTCGCAGCCAGAACCGACATAGCAGGCTCAAGAATGCGCTCCGAAAAGTCGTCAATGTCCATCGTCAGATCAACGCTGGTGAACTTCATATCCACACCCTTTTGGGTGGCAACAGTCAGATCAACGCTGGTCTCTGTCGTGTCTTGAACGTCGAGCGAGCGACCGGTGCGGACGCTGTACTCGTTTGGAAGGCGAATCTTCAACGTGTCGCCAATTTTAGCGCCGGACTTGGCGTAACTGTCGTCGTACTGACGGTTAACCTTGCCGACAAAGTTCAGCTTTTGGTGAAGGATGCGCAGGGCTTCCCGCGTAACCATCGTAGGGGTAAGAAGGGTGTTAGCCATTGGTTTTCACTCCAATATAAGGGCTAATCAACGTCGGTTTTTGGCCTTCACCTGTTTCTCCCGCCACGCCATCCACTCCTTAGTGGACATGTTATCAGGGTCAGTTGACGCCTTAGCGCTCTTTCCCTTGATCGGCTTGACAGGTTCTGCCTCTACAGGCGGTGGGGCTTTCTTCGACTTTGATTTTGCCACGATTTCACGATAGCGACGGGCATCGTCCAACACTCGGACCATCCGAGGGTCTAATACGCTGCCCATCTCTTGCTTGTTAAAGCCATAATGATCCATCCCCGCTTTGAAGATGGTCTTGGCTGTCTCTTCGCCCCAACCCGGAATATCCTTCGCTAACTGCTTCAGCCCTTGCTCTTTCAGCTTGGCAACCTCTTGTTGCTGCGTCTGAGCCGCCTCTTGCTGTGCGTGTGTCATCCGTTGGACGTGGTTATTTCTGTTCTCGATGAGTTGGCGTCGCTGAAAATCTAACCGCTGAAACTCTACAGGGTCGTCATAACTAAGCTGATTCCAATCAACCTGATCAAACTGCTTTAGCTGCCCTTCGATTGCGCGGACGTTTGCCGCATCCTCAAAGAATTGCTCCTGCTGCTGAACAGTCTGCTGGAATTGCTGCTGTTGCGACTCAAACGCCTTGCGCTGCTCGGCTACTTCCATCGTCTTTTTGGTGTAGTCGGCTTGACGCATAAGGGCGTCTTTAACTTCGGGCGTGAGTTTGTAGGTCTTACCCTCCCACTCAACGTCCACGAGTTCGGGTTCGGACTCATCGGTATCCGCTTGCCCGTCTTCGTCATCGACCAAAGCCACTAGGTCTTCGTCAGGATCGGAAGGCTCAACGTCTTCCAAAACCCCTTCGGGCTTCGGCGGCGTCGGGTCTTCGTACCGTGGTTTCCGTTCTGGTGCGTTCTCCGTCTCCGGCGCATCATTTACGGGGGCTGCGGATTCCTGCTCTACAGGGCTGTCCGTTTGTTCAAACATTGTTGATTCCTCTTGGGGTCATACCGGGTTGCGGCCTCGGTGCCGACGATGGCCTGGCCTTGTTAGCAGTGCCCAAAAGGTCAACGGCAAGTTTGTCGTTGCCCTGGCGCTGCTTTACATCGGCTTCCATGCGTTCTGTGTTCGCCTCGTATGCGTCGATATTGGCGCTCGTTTGCTTAATACCGGATTCGATGCGTTTTGTTTCTGCGTTCATTCTGTCAACGGCGATTTTCTGCTCTTCGATATCACGCATATCAGACAACTGCTTGATGATGCCCTGGGCCTGCTCTAGCTGCTGCTGCAATTGAGCTACCATCGGGTCTTGCTCGTCCTCGCGCAGTTGCGCCGGGAGCATGGCCTTAAGCCGTTTAGCAATCTCATCCGCTCCCGGCCAATCAAGGTTCTTAACCAATAGATCGCCGACATACGGCGCAGCCTGCGGGAATGCGCGGAGCATATCCATCATTTGTTCTGCAGCCTCTTGGCGCTTGGTAGTGAAGTTCGGACCAGCCTTAACTTGCACGTCATACTTGCCTGCGGTCAGGTCGAAGATGCGCTCCATGCCTTGCTCGAAGCCCTGATCCATTGGCTGCATGGTGTTGGGGTCGATCGGCTGGTTTACCGGGACCTCCTGCGGCTCGCCATCTTCGCCCAAGATACGTAAAATGCGGGGGCGCGTGTAAACGTGGGGGATAAGATCCACGATAATGCGGCCAGCGTGACGAATCGCGCGGGTCAAGTTATCTTGAAAATGGTACGTAGATGTGTCACCCTCTTGATTTCGGCGCTGGATAGCGATGCCGCTGACTTCGTTCACGCTGTTACCTAGGGATGCGTCGAACATTCCCAAAATTGATTTGATATCGTCGGACGAGTTCATGGCCTCTTGCAATGCGCCCGCTGGCACACCAGCGAAGGGCTGACGCACTGGCAACTGCTGCCCGCGTGATACCTCTAGGTATGGGTGGTTTTTGGTGTTGGCCGTAGCCCAGTTGTCGTCAGCATCAAACGCACCCTCCTCCCCCACCCAAGGGGCCTTGGGTGCAAGCGCGACAAGCTCCGTCGATGCCGTGCGCCAATAGTTGTAAGTGCGTTGGGCGTCTTGGGATTGGTGCGTTAGGCCGTGGAAGTACCGCTTACCATCGTCCACCACCTCTTCACCATAAACCGGAATGATCGGAATGAACTGACCCTGCCACTCGTTTTCCTCAAGAATTTCCTGACCGTTCATGATGTGCTGTGTGACTTTGCGCGTCGATGTCTCGCGCTCGAACTCAATCTCAATGCCGAGGGCATCGAAGATTTCCTTGCCGTTCTCGTATGCCTCTTGATACATCACCTGCCCGTCAGACAACATAAGCAGGGTGTCCGTGACTTCCTCACGCTTCCAATATTCAGCGATAAGGATATGGTCTTCCTCAAACCATTCTTGGCGGTCTCGAGCGTCTGTGAAGTCCCAGTCAACTTCATCAGCGTTCGGGTAAGTCTCTTTAAATTGGTCTGTCGGCATCCACTCAGTAACGAACGCCTTATTCCAATCAGACGAATCAACCGCGGTGCTGTCGGGGTCTCCATAGACGGACATCGGGTTCATAACCCGCTCAATGGTGATGTCCTTCTCGAATTGGTCATTGAACACATAGTCCACGTTGATCCGAAAATAACCAATGCCGCTGGACGCTGCCCACTCAATTGCGGTGTCATACGCTGCGCCTGCGTCGGATCTGTACTCAATGTTACGGATAAGGCCATTGATGATTTCGGACGTTTCAACGTCTGCGTTGTCGTCAACGGGAATGGTGCGAATGGCTGGCTTGTTCTGCCGAGCGTCGTTAACAACCTGGCGAATGAATGAAGGCAGGCGGTTAATGGTCAAGCATGGTCTGCCGTCAGTCTCACGCTCTTTGCGGACTCCCTCGGGCCATTGATTCCCGAGACGCGCAAAGCTGTATTCCTGCCGAGACATCTCACGCTGATTTGATTCATAATCAACGCAAGCTTTGAACGCCTCTTTAGCCTCAAGGAGAAGTTTGTCCATTATACACCTTTAATTTGTTATATACGTTTTACGCTAAACAGAACGGCAGGTCAATGTAAACTACCAAATGAATGTGTAGAATAAGAAAACTGGTAACATTCCCCGTAACAAGGGTGTTATCAGGAAGTATTATTCCTTGGTGCTGAGTAATCCTTTGGATGCCTGTGCCCGTGTCAACGGTGGGTGTGGGCTATTCCATGCAGTGTCAGGGCTATACCCCGCTTCGTTCCAGAATATCTCTTTCCATGCTGTGCCATGGTTCGGAGATTTCAGCCATTCGCCGTCCTCGCCTCTGCTCCATCCGTGCTGCGTGTTCGTGCCAGGGTCGATAGAGAACATGTCAGAGCCACGAATATCGTATGCCCTTTGATAATCGTAATCGCCAGAACCCATAATATCAGTAAGCAAGCCCCCTAATGGGATTTTCTGACCTGTTTCATCTTTAATCTGCGCCTGTATCTGTTCAAGCCATGGATGATTAATGAGAAACCCTCGTAATTGCTGTTGTTCCTCTGGCGGCCCAGCTTTGGGGCTAAACCGCTGCTCATCTGGAATATCTTTAACATAATCATCAAAATAATCACTCATAGCTTTTTCCTAACCCATCCAACTAGTAGGCGCGGCGTGGTCCCGCTTGCGCTTGCGCTTTTTGTTTACCATCTGCGGGAACAACTCAGTTAACGCCCACACCAACGCATCAACGCGGTCAGGCGAACCCTC